TGGTTTGAGGATAAATTTAATTTACCTGTTAAAAGTATAACATCTTACTAACTAAAATATAAAAATATGAAAATAATTATTACAGAGAATAAGTTATTTAATTCCATTACAAAGTATTTGGAAAATACCTTCAATCCAAACGATGATATAGACTGGAAATATGATGAATCACCTGATTATGTAAATGATGAATATGATGACCCAATTAATGAAAACATAAGATTTTATTTTAATGGTTGGCCTGAAGACGACAATAGGAATGTAATTTTCGCATATTACGATAAAGATTATTGGGATGATGCACCATCAAGAGCTGAAGCACCAAAGTTAGTTGTTATGGAATATGATGAACTTACTGAAATATTTAGTGAATATTGGAAAGAACCAATGAAAAAATGGTTTGAGGAAAAATTTGGTTTACCGGTAACTTCTGTTACACGAGATGTGTAAAAATATGAAAATCATAATAACTGAAATACAAAATATTTATAACAAAACGATAAAATGCCATTACCTAAAAAAAATAAAAAACATATTCCTTTAACTTATACTAAAACTCTATATCCTAGACGACAAGAATTAGTTGATAAGATAAATGAACACGGAACTTATTTACCTAAATCAATACTACACGCCGATTTAGATGGGGGTTTTTTATCATTTGTAAAAAATGATTTGAAAACAGTCGTAGATGGGAAAACCATTCCTATGATTGACATTTTAATGACTACTCAAAACTGGTCTCAATTTACGGAGACTTGGAATTTCCAAAATATAGATAAAAATGCTGAACCCCCATTTATAACTGTGGTTAGAATACCTGAGGTTAAGTACGGGACTAATCCGGCTATAATTTACAATATACCAAATAGAAAACAATATTTCTATGCTCAAGTACCGACTTGGGATGGTCAACGACAAGGTATGGATATTTATAAAATTCCACAACCAGTTCCTGTTGATATTTCATATACGGTAAAGATTGTATGTAATAGAATGAGGGAGTTAAATGAGTTTAACAAAAACATTTTAGAAATGTTTGCTTCAAGACAGGCTTATACAGTAATCAAGGGACATTATATTCCGGTTATTATGGGTAATATTTCCGATGAATCAGTTATGGAGATTGAGAAGAGAAAATATTATATTCAAAGTTATGAATTTACGGTATTAGGATTTCTTATTGACGAGAATGAATTTGAGGTATCACCGGCAATAACAAGAGTGTTACAGGTTGTTGAATTTGAGAAAGAACCAAGAAAAAGGAGAGTTAAGGCGGATACTAATCCTTCAGGAGTATCATTAACTTTAGAATATCCAATAGACGTTTTATCCGTTACCCAAGTATTTGATTACACTGTAAATATAAATTTAGGTGATACATCAAATGTTGACACTTTTGATGTTTATATTAACGGTGATTTTTACGGGTCGGATTTATCAGAAATATTAATTAATACAAATGATGTTTTAAGAATTGATATTACAAAACAAGATAATCTAACAACAGCGTCAATTAAATTAAATAATGAGTTAATTTAATTCTCACCATAGATATCTTTTTTATCTTTACAAGTCTCAATAATTAAATTTTCTAAAAACTTATAAATTTTAATACCTCTCTTTTCACAATATAGTTTTAATATGTTGTGAGCATCTTCCGATATCTTTAAGTTTTTTATTTTTTTATTGTTCTCTTCCATAGTATATAAATACTTCATTTGCGTAAATACGTCGTTTATTGGAATTATTAACTGATAAGTAGAAAAAAGGTAGAAAAAAGTATCCTAAATTATAAATTCTTTATAGTTAGTAAAGTGTTTTGGTTTTTTTTGTAATATTTATATATAAACAATAAATTATTTAACTAAAAAACTAATGGCAACAAACAGTAAAGTATTTGTATCTCCTGGAGTATACACATCTGAAGTTGATTTAAGTTTCGTGGCTCAGAGTGTGGGTGTAACTACGCTAGGTATCGTGGGGGAAACTCTTAAGGGTCCAGCATTTGAACCAATCTTTATACGAAACTTTGATGAATTTTCAACATTTTTTGGGGGAACATCTCCAGAGAAATTTATAAATACCCAAATCCCTAAGTACGAGGCGAGTTATATTGCGAAATCTTATTTGCAACAATCAAATCAGTTATTCGTAACTAGAGTATTAGGTTTATCAGGGTATGATGCGGGTCCATCTTGGACAATAACATCTGTGGCGAACGTAGACCCAACAACAATTCACTTTGAATGTTCAGGTTCAACTACCGTTGATTGTGATATCGTATGTACAGGTTATACTAAAACTCCTATATCTGTTAACTTTACAGGTTGTACAGGAAACATTGATAGTATTGGTTTCACAACAAGTTTCCCAGCAGCTATCGCAAACAAAATCAACACATCTTACGAATTGTTCAACGGAAGTACTTCTGTTATTAGTTCTGATTTAAAAGGTCAAATTTTTGACATTATCAGTACTCCAAGTAAATCTGCGACATCTGTTTATTATTTCGGAGCTATCGTTGGTGATGATTATACTGGGTCTACATTATCAGGTTATACTGCTCAAACAAACGTTTTTGGAGTTAATAATGTAAATGCTGATTTGATTAATTATTCTGCGCCTCAAAATGATGCTTGGTATTACTCATTATTTGATAATGTTGGTAATTCAGTTTATAGTGGAACTTCATTCTATTCTACAATTACTAATTTCGCTCAAACTTCTCAATCATCAAATTGTGCGTCATTCTATAGTTATAGTATTAGTGGTACGTCAGGAAGTATTAATTATAATACAAATACAATTGATGTTGTATTACCTTATTCAGGTTTCTCAGGTACTTCATTCTCAGCATTAACACCAGTATTCAGTGCTTGTACAAGTGACGTAACTGTTAATAGTGTTGCTCAAGCAAGTACAGGAACAACAAATAATTTCACAGGAACTTGTTTAACTTATGTTTTAGTTTCTGAAGATTCTAGTGTTACAACAGAATGGAATGTATGTGTTACATTAGAAAATCCTTGTGCTCCGGTAACACCAAGTAATTCAGGTTCTAATAACACTGGAACAATTCAAACTTGTTATTCTGGAACTGTTACAGGTTATGTATATACTTTTGAGGGAACATCTTATTCAGATTACGATAATTTAGTATTAGCTACATTACGTTCAAGAGGTATTGCAACATATTCTTCTGATAATGGGCCGGTATATGAAGTTGCTAATTTAAGTGATGTTTCATTGAATGTTACAGGTGCAACATATTCAGGGGCAACTAAAAACCCATATAATACTTTCGGTATTAATTTAACAAACAAAGACGGTGAGATTTTCTTCTTTGAAACATCTTTCAGTAATTCTGACCCTAAATTTATTAGTAAAGTTTTTGGAATGTCTAACTTCTCAAAACCTAGAACTACCGTTCCGGTATTTGTTGAAGAAGATTTCCAAACATTATTAACTTATGCTTATAGAAAAGGTTATATTAGAGGTATTAACAGTCAATTAACAGCTTTACCTGATGCTAAACAAGGTGTTGATTCAACATCAATTGCTTGGTATTTAGAAAAATATCAATCACCAACATCTCCTTGGTTAGTATCTGAATTAAGAGGTAATAAAGTTTATAACTTGTTCAAATTTACAACAATCGCTGATGGTGATGCTGCAAATACTGAAGTTAAAATTTCTATCGCTAATATCTCATTCAACAATGGAACATTTGATGTTCTTGTAAGAGATTTCTACGATACAGATAATAACCCTGTTGTTATTGAGAAATTTACTAATTGTTCTATGAACCCTAACGACAATTCATTTGTTGCTAAAAAAATTGGTACATTAGACGGTGAGTATGAATTAAACTCTAAATACGTTATGATTGAAATTAATGAGGACGCTCCAGTTGATGCTCTTCCTTGTGGTTTCTTAGGTTATAACTATAGAGAATATGCTGGTGCTCGTTCTCCATTCCCAATTATTAAAAATAAATATGATTACCCTGGAGAGGTTGTTTATAACCCACCATTCGGTATTGCGTCTGGAAATGATAATGCAACTACAAGTGCTGGTGATAATGTTCGTAGAACTTATTTAGGTATTTCAGATACTATTGGTATTGATGCTGATTTCTTTGCTTATAAAGGTAAACAACTTCCGTTAGATATATGTAATGATACTACAGGTGAAGATTGGGCTTTTAGAACAAAAGGTTTCCATATGGATAAAAATGCAAGCGGAATTACAATTCCTAATACATTCTCAACTAGTGGTACTTCAGCTTTCTTCGTTGGTTCTGCAGAATTTACTTCTGACCCAGATAACGAAAGTAACCCATACTACAGATTATACGCTCGTAAATTCTCATTGTTAGTTCAAGGTGGATTTGACGGATGGGATATCTATAGAGAATCAAGAACAAATTCTGACAGATTTGCTATAGGGAAAACAGGTTACTTAAAAGGAGCTTGTGTTAGCACTAAATATCCTTCAGCTACAGGTTGGGGAGCATTTAAACAAATTACTGTTGGTGATAATAGTCAAGATTGGGCTAATACAGATTACTACGCTTATTTATTAGGTCAAAGTACTTTCTCTAACCCTGAAGCTGTTAACATTAACGTATTTGTAACACCAGGTATTGATTATGTTAATAATTCTAACTTAGTTGAAGATGCTATTGAAATGATTGAGTTCAACAGAGCGGATTCATTGTATATCACAACAACTCCTGATTATAATATGTTCGTTCCTTCAGTAGGTGAATCAACTGACTTAATTTATCCACAAGAAGCTGTAGATAACTTAGACCAAATAGGACTTGATTCTAACTATACTGCAACTTACTACCCATGGGTATTAACGAGAGATAGTGTAAATAACACACAAATTTATTTACCACCAACAGCTGAAGTTACAAGAAACTTAGCTTTAACTGATAACATCGCGTTCCCTTGGTTCGCAGCAGCTGGTTATACTAGAGGTATTGTTAACGCTGTTAAAGCAAGAAAGAAACTTACTCAAGAAGATAGAGATACACTTTATAATGGTAGAATTAACCCAATCGCAACATTCTCTGATGTTGGAACTGTAATTTGGGGTAACAAAACATTACAAGTTAAACAATCAGCTCTTGACAGAATCAACGTTAGAAGATTATTGTTACAAGCTCGTAAATTAATCTCTGCTGTATCTGTAAGATTATTGTTTGAACAAAATGATGATAAAGTAAGACAAGATTTCTTAAACGCTGTAAATCCTATTTTGGATGGTATTAGAAGAGATAGAGGTCTTTACGATTTCCGAGTAACAGTTTCTTCTGACGCTGCTGACTTAGACAGAAATCAAATGACTGGTAAAATTTATATCAAACCAACTAAATCTTTAGAATTTATTGATATAACATTCTACATCACTCCTACAGGAGCTTCTTTTGAGAATATTTAATATACTTAATAGATTTTTTTATAAAAACCCTCTAATTTTTTAGAGGGTTTTGTTTTTTTATTTATTTTTGTATATTTATATGTAGAGAGGTTCTCGTAATTAACACTAATATTATACCTATGAAAATAGAATTAACTTGTCAATATTGTAATAATTTATTCACTACCGATTATAAACACAGAGATAAAAAATTTTGTAATAGAAGTTGTTATTTTGGTTATGCTAAAAAAAATAATTTATTAGGAAAACAAAAAGACGAATCTGTTAGAGAAAAACGAAATTGTATGCAATGTGGTGTTGAATTTATTGAAAGAAAAAAACATAATAAAACCTTATGTTCTGACGAATGTCGTTTAATTTGGTCTAAAAAAGAGGAAAATAAAAAAAATAGAATATTAAAGTCAAAAGAAAGTTTACTGGATAAATATGGTGTTGAAAGTTTTTTTGATACAAAAGAATTTAAGTCAAATTATAAAAAAAATTTTATTGAAAAATATGGTGTTGAACATCCGATGTATGACCATAATATGGTTAATAAATTAAAAAAAACTGTTAAAGAAAAACATTTAATTCAATTAATACCACGATTAGGTGAAGGTGATTTAACGTTACTTGATGAATATTCGGTTAATAAAAGTGGAAATACTTCTATGTCCTACAATTTTCAATGTAATGTTTGTGAAAATATATTTTCAAGTACTCTATTGGGTTCTGGAAAAATACCAATATGTAGAAAATGTTATCCTATTATTAAAAATTCTAAATTGGAAGAAATTGTTAGAAATTTTCTAAATAATAACAACATTAAACATATTGATAATAATAGAAAAATTTTAGATGGTAAAGAAATTGATTTATATTTACCCGAGTTTAATTTGGGTATAGAAATTAATGGTAATTATTTTCATTCTGAAAATGCGGGAGAAAAAGATAAACATTATCATTTAGATAAGATGATTTTATCTAATAAAAAGAATGTCAAATTATTACAATTTTTTGAAGATGAGGTAATATTAAAAACCGATATTGTGTTTTCAAGATTATCTAGTTTATTAAACATTAATAAGTCAATATTTGGTAGAAAATGTAAGATTAAAGAAGTTAATAAAAAAGACTCAACACTATTCTTAAATGAAAATCATTTACAAGGTAATTGTATTGATAAACATAGATTTGGATTATTTTATAATAATGAATTAGTGTCTTTAATGACATTCGGTAAAAAAAGAAAAGTTTTAGGTAATAAAAATAACACTATTGATGAATATGAATTGATAAGGTTTTGCAACAAAAGAAATACCACAGTTGTTGGTGGATTTTCTAAATTGTTAAAATTTTTTGTTAAAACATTTAACCCTAAAAAAATAGAAACTTATGCTGATATTCGTTGGTCAGGTCTAAACCCCGAGAATACCGTGTATTATAAGAATGGGTTTACTTATTTACATCAAACACCACCAAATTATTGGTATATTAAAAATAATTGTTATTTACATAGATTTCATAGGTTTAATTTTAGAAAAGATTTGTTAGTTAAAGAAGGGTTTTCTAATGAAAAAACTGAATGGTCTATTATGGTTGAAAAAGGTTATGATAGAATATGGGACTGTGGTTCATTAAAATTTGAAATAAATTATTAATAAAAACCCTCTTTAATCGGAGGGTTTTTTTATTTATGATATATTTATAAGTATGAAACTTAAAAACAAATTAAAAGAGGGGATTGATGAATCCGGAACTCCAGACATGAAGTATTACGCTTTTGACTGGGACGATAATATTGTTACAATGCCAACAAAAATCATTCTTAAGGATGAAGATGGTGACGAAGTTGGTATGTCAACACAAGATTTTGCTGAATATAGAACAGAGGTTGGTAAAGAACCTTTTGAATATCAAGGACATACTATTGTAGGTTTTGCGGAATTACCTTTTAGAAATTTTACAGTAACAGGTGATAAAGATTTTATTATTGACGCTATGTTAGCTAAAACAGGACCAGCTTGGCCTGATTTTGTTGAAGCGATTAATAATGGTTCAATATTCTCAATTGTTACTGCGAGAGGTCATACACCTTCAGTTCTAAAAGAAGCGTGTTATAATTATATAGTTTCAAATTTCAACGGGATTGATTCTAATGAATTAGTTAAAAATTTAGAAAAATATAGACATTTAGCGGACGAAGAGGAATTATCTAAAAGAGAACTAATTAAAGAATATTTGGATTTATGTAAATTTTATCCTGTTACTTTTGGTGAAGGTTCGGCAACTAATCCGGAAGAAGGAAAAATTAAAGCGTTAAAAGAATTTATTTCTTATGTTAAAGAAGTGTCTAATTCATTACAGAAAAAAGCTTTATTAAAGAATAAAATAAGTAATCACTTTTTACCAACTATTGGATTTTCAGATGATGATATTAGAAATGTTGAGACAGTTAAAAAACATTTTGAGAAAGAACCTGATAATATTTTAAAAACATATTTAACATCAACAGGAACTAAACAAGAATATTAAATAAAAACTAGATATTTATACTATATAGTATTAAACTAAAAAAAGTAAATATACGAAATAAAAAACATTTCAAGATATTTATAGTAAATAATAAAATAAAAACTAACAAAAAAATATTATGGCGGATTTATTAATGAAAATGCCGGTTCCTTATGAACCAAAAAGACAAAATAGATTTATAATGAGATTTCCATCTTCATTGGGAATTAACGAATGGTTCGTTGAAACTACGTCAAGACCACACATAACAATTAATCCGGTTGAAATACAGTTTCTAAATACTTCAACATACGTTGCTGGTAGATTTACTTGGGGTATAATTAATGTTAAATTTAGAGACCCAATTGGACCTTCAGCTTCACAAGCGTTAATGGAATGGGTTCGTTTATGTGCGGAATCTGTTACAGGTCGTATGGGTTATGCGGCAGGATACAAGAAAAATATTGACCTTGAAATGTTAGACCCGACAGGTGTTGTTGTGGAAAAATGGATATTAGAAGGGTCTTGGTTAAATGATGTTAACTTTGATACTTTAGCTTATAATAGTGACCAAGTAGCGTCAATTTCAGCTCAAATCCGTATGGATAGATGTATATTAGTTTACTAAAAAATCACAAACCTTTACTACTAAATAAAAAATCTATATATATCGTAAATTTACACGATATATATAGATTTTTTTATTTATAAATAAAAAAAATATTTTATATTATAATAAAAACTATTTTATATGGAACAAGATTTAATAATGGCCGCAACGGAGAACTTTACTTTACCACATGATGTTGTGGTATTACCTACCGGTGGTATTTTTTACAAAAATAAGAAAAAATCTGTTAAAGTTGGTTATTTAACCGCTTCAGATGAAAATTATTTAATTAATGCTCTTTCGGGTGAAAAAGATAATGTTGTTATGACATTAATTAAAAATAAATTATATGAACATGATTTAAGACCTGAAGAATTATTGGATGGTGATGTTGAAGCTATTCTAATTTTTTTACGA